GCTTGTTTCCGAAAAATAGCGCTCCCGGAATCGAAATTCCGGACACCGCGAAATTTCCTCTTGGGGATCCTATTAAGTACGAAAATTCGAACGTAGACGAATTGGACTATGTTGGCCCGGTTCCTGGCCAGACATTAAATTAGTATAGATAATAGTATGAGTTCATCCATAACCCCACCCGAACCAAATACCGGAGGTGTTAGTTCTTTTAATAAAGTTGAAAGAAGTATCTCCGGCCATCAATTTGAAACTGATGATACAGTTGGAAACGAAAGGATAAAACGATCCCACGCAAAAGGAACGTTTGAGGAATGGGACGCAACTGGTGGCCGAACACTGGTTGTTAACGGGGAAAACTTTTCTGCGATTCTAGGAAACGAAAGCATTGTGATTAGCGGCGCTTGTAACGTAACGGTTACCGGTGATTGCAATCTTAATGTTGGCGCGCACCTTTTTGCCGAAGCTCAAACAATGTATTTTCAAGCAAGGCAAAGCATTAACTTTAAAGCAGGTAGTAGTATTAACATGGAATCCGTTGCCGGGGATTTTACCGTAAACAGTGGAGGGGGTTATCGCCTAACTGTTGAAGGGGAAGCTAATGAGCGATTTAAATCCAAACTTGACACAAACATTGTTGGTGATAATGATTTAACGATTGGCCAAAATTTTAATACACAAGTTGGAAGCATTGCGACTCAACACGCAGAAGCTGGAACGAATATTACCAGTGGAACCAATACAATGTTGGCTGGAGGCAACAAATTAATTCTTGGGGGTGGAGAAGGTGAAGGGGTTGATGTTCATAGCGGTGGGATTATTAGTGTTAATAGTAAAAGTTCTACAACCATTACATCTGAGGATTCCCTTTCTGTCAACAGCACAGCTGGCACAGTTTTTGAATCCGAGAATTTTACAATTGAAAGCGGTCCGGTAACAATTAGGCCTGAAGTTAATACCGAAAGTACCATAACGGCGACCGGAGAGATTACCGCAGGCGCAATTCCACTTACTGCTCACGTTCACGGTGGAGTCGAGGCAGGCGGTGCCAATACAGGAACGCCTACAGGAGGTGGAGGAGGCGGCAGCGGTGACGGCGGAGAATAATTTTAACTTATTTTAACAATGGCAGATTTTGATGAGATATTAGTAAAAATCGCAACAGGGATTGATACCGCCACAAGCGGGGAAAACAATCTAGGCAAACTGGGTTTAGGTCAGCTTGAGAAACAGCTTAGTTGCAGTGTAACGAATTCTCTTGATATCCGTAAGGTTGCAAATATACAAAACGTTATTCGTAATGCAACAGGCGCAAACCTGAATCTTGGAGGAATTGCAAACATAGCCGACTGTGTTAAAAATCTCGATGACCTTTTAATTGAAAGGGTCAAGCAAGAGGTGATGGACAAAATTTTAGAAACCGAAACCGCCCAAGAAATTGTTGAAAAGCTTGGTGAGATTTCTGCTATTGCAAAAGAAGCTGGAAATCTATTGCGACTGGTTAATGAGCTAAAGGAAAAATCTTTGGCTGAGCTTCTCGTGAATGCAAAAAACGCGGGTCTGCTTGATAAGGTTAAAATTATTAAAGAAATTAATGACAAGTTTGGCGATGTTGTAGATAACTTAAATGATATTATTGCTAATCTCAACAGCTTTAATATTTGCTCTATGGTAAATTATAAGACCGGGGTTGCTCTTCCTCCCGCGTCGAAGGTTTCCACTAAAACGCCCATTCCTTTTAAGCCCTTTAAATCTTTATTACGGTTTAATAAACAAGAACGAGAAATTAATGCTGAGTATAATATTCATACGCATAACGCAGGAAAAATTATCAGTGAAAAAGCCAACCTTGATCCAACTCCTGAAAATCAGGCAATGCTCACATCGCTTCAGGGGTTTTATTACAGAATGAAAAACGTTATTGTGGGATTATCGGGTGGTTCGTCAGCAAGTGCTAGTAATGAAATTGAAAGAATTATTTCTACCAAGCGGGATGAATGGCCAGGTCAAACCCTTGATGAATTTAGAAGAAGAGCCTCTTTAGTTACTAACCAAATTACCAGAGACGCGGGCGTTTTAAGGGCACATAGAAACATAAACGATCCTTCTCCACAACAAAGAGAACCCGCTACAGGAATTAATATATACGGAACTCCTGATTGGGATTTTAATACGTTTCTTAGTATTATTCCTGAGGAACGACCAAAGGATCTTACAGATTACTGGACAGAACGTGGGTTTGAAATAGAAAAAGGCGAACAGCAATTAAAAAAGGCTGGAAGAAAGCCTGGCATTCTCAAAGCAGATTCTATTGGAGTGGGAACATACGGTAATAAATTGGTTTCTGGCTTTACCGCAGCAAGTACCAAATATCGCGGTGGAGCAATTTTGGAATTACAAAATTCCGATGGAAGCCTTTTTGATCCAGCGGGGATTAACCCCAATGCAACGGTAGTAGTTGCAGATACTGGAGATCCTAATTTTACATTTGACAAGCCTGCAATTTTTGTTGATAAAGAATCGCATCAAGCTTATAAAAATTCCAACTTAGCTGGTGTTCGCGTAGTTGTTTTACAAAAAGGATACGTAGAAAACTCTGAGTATTTGGCAGCGCAAAATCAAAGAAACTGAGCAGAAACATTATAAATAGAAACAAGTAATGAACAGTATTCTTTCAGATTTTAATCGTCCCAATTACCAACCAACTGTGGTATCGGGTGACGTTTTTAAAGATGTAAGTTTCAACTTTATTCACCCTGCAACGGGTGACCTACTTCTTGCAACTGACATTGAAGCTGTTAAGAATAGCATTAAGAATATTATATTAACACCGATTGGTACACGACCATTCTTTCCAGAATTTGGAACTCGCGTAAGCAGGTTATTGTTTGAACTTGCAAGCCCAATCACAGCATCTCAACTAAAAGACGAGATTGTAGGCGGTATTGAAAAATTCGAAAAAAGAATTGTAACCTTTCAGGTTAGGGTTGATGACGATCACGAAAGAAACGCATACCGCATCACAATGACCTTTCAAATGTCGTATGGTACCGACGTAGAATTTATTTTTCTTTTAATTAGAAACCGATAAACTTATGGCAACTAACGGAGAACAGCTTAATGTTTCTGAATTGGACTTTGCGCAAATCAAAGCAAATCTAATTGACTATTTTAAGAACAGCGAAACGGAATTTACAGATTGGGATTTTGAAGGTTCCAACCTTAATAATATTGTTGACTTGCTGGCATATAATACTCACTATAACGCAATGCTTGCACATGTGGCGGTGAACGAAAGTTTCATTGATTCGGCTCAATTAAGAAGCAGCGTTGTTTCAGCGGCCAAACTCCTTGGATATATTCCCCGTAGTTTTTCTGCGGCTCGCGTTGATTTGGTAGGAACAATTGGGGCCCTTGCAGATTCTGCAAGTACTTATGTTGTTCCTCGTGGCACTCGTCTAACCGCATCTTATAACAACAATAATTATTCTTTTGTTGTTCTTGACGATGTTACCACACTCCAAAAAACAACAGACGGTGAATCACATTTCTATACCGTCTCTGAAGACCAGCCTCTGATTGGTTACGAAGGAAGTCTTGTTACAACAACCTTTGAAGCTAATGCGGTTGATACCGGTCAACGGTACGAACTAGGCGATGAAGATGTTGATATAAGCACACTTCGTGTTTTGGTTTATCCAACCGGTGCGAAGAGCGAAGGAACCGCAGTGCGCTTTAACCAATTTAGCGACATTGATATTGACTCTGAATCCAAAATTTACTTTATCAACGAAAACAGTTCTGGCCGTTATGAGCTTACATTTGGTAATGGAATCTATGGGGACAGGCTTGATGCAGGTAATGTAATTGAAGTTCAGTATCTCGTGACAAGCGGGACAGAAGGTAACGGAGTAAACACCGCCTTTTCAATTGCTGGAGATACAAGTGGTAACTTCACTCCGGCGGGAACCGCACTTTCTATCAAAGGGAACGAGCGATCAAGCGGGGGAAGTAATAAAGAAACGGTTGAGCGCTTAAAGAATAATGCGATTAACAGTTTTGCTACTCAGAATCGTGCGGTCACTTCAGATGATTACAAGAATTTAATTACAAGCAAATTCTCATTTATTCAAAGCGTGAGCGCTTGGGGTGGAGAAGATAACGATCCTCCTACTTATGGTACAGCCTTTATCTCAGCAAAGCCCAACTCTTCTTATACAGATGATGTTATTACTGATGCGGATAAAGTGGCTATTCTTGATTTTCTTGAATCCAAAAAGATCCTTGCAATCACACCACAGATCGTGGATCCAGAGTTTGCAAATATTGTACTTGACGTTCTTGTTAAATATGATCCAAGTATTTCTTCGCTAAGCGCATCAGAACTTCAACTCGCGATTAAAAATAACGTTGCGATTCCATTTGCAGAGACAGACATCAATGGTTTTGATACCATCTTTAGGCACTCCCTGTTTCAAAGAAAGGTTGATAACTTCAACCGCTCAGTGATGAATTCACTTGTTCGGGTATTTTTAAGTCAGAAGATTACAGTTCCTGCAAACGGATCAATCTCTGATTTTACGGTTAAGTTTGGAGCACCTCTTCAACCCGACGATGATTTAACTCTTATAAATGTTATTGGTACGCCTCAGCTTACTCTTGGAGGAGAACAGCTTTATATCAAAGATGAGCCAGGCGTGGATCAGTTTACTCGTACTGTTTACACTTGTACGAAACAAAGCGATGGAACAGAGCAAAGGGTTTCACAAATAGGACAAATTAATCTTGCTACAGGTATCATGCAGCTATCCAATTTGTTCGCGGATAGCACAACTGAACTTTGTTTTATTGCAAATACTCGAAGTAACGATATTGTTGGAAAAAGAAATCTTCTATTAAGTATTGACCTTGACAATTCAACATTCTCCGCCTTTCCTGATGAAATTGCTCGAGGTGGTGGTTCTCGTTCGGTTGATTATACAACATTTAATAAAGATCGAGGCACTTCTTCTCAAAACGGGACATCTAATAGCTCATCCTATTAAAATAAAGATCTCGAATAAGCAGTATGGAATTAAGTATAGCAACAGGCAACGCCACCGCAATTGAAGCTCAAACAGTTGAGTCCGTGTTGCCCGAACATTTTGAAAGTTCCGCGCCGGAATTAATCAAGTTACTTAAGGCTTATTATCGCCATCTTAATAAAGAACTCTCGGCCTCTTATGAGCTAAATAACTTGATACGACATCACGACGTTGACGTTGCAAGTGAAAAATATTTGGATGTAATTGAGCGAATGGTCGGATCGGCTATTCCGCAAAACCGTTCGCTTGACCGCGTAAGATTGTATAAGGTCATTGCTGATTACTATAACAGCCGAGGATCAGAGGAAAGCGTTTATGCTTTCTTTCGTATTTTCTACAATGAATTTGTAACTCTGGTTTATCCAAAAGAACTCTTATTCTCTACAAGTGATCCTGATAAAGGAACCACTTCAACAGAGAATCGTATTCGGGACAGTTACCGTTGGCAAGAATTTTCATATGTAGTTAACTCCGGAACTGATCAAGCAGAATGGATAAATGAATATCTTAAATTTGTTCACCCGGCCGGACTTAAATTCTTTATCGCTCTAACACTTGAAATTTTTGCAGATAACGATTGGGTTCAAGAGGCGCTTGAGTATTACTTAAATGTTACAAAGGTTGTTAAACTTACTTCAGAGTTACCAACCGGAGAGAACGCTCCTGCGGATGGAACACTTTATATTGTGACGGATGGCGACGACAGCGAAAGTCCTATTACAAAATTCAATAATATTCCGCGGGTATTTGAATATAATACAGAAACCTCGCCTGCGGCATGGGTAGAAACCGATTCTGTTCAATCCTTTGCAGACTGGATTGATTGGTCGACATTCTTTGGACAACACACACCACAGGATCAGTATTTAAATGTGGCGTTTACATATATGATAAAGGTTCTAATGGGTGATGGGGGTTATCATTACCTTACGCACATTAGATCAATTTATGATCAAAAGGGCGAATCAGTGGTTGATCGCGATTTGTTAAAAGCGTTTTTTAACAATTTGATTATTTCATATAGAATGCTGAATGATAATACCATTCAAACTGCTTTTAGAGCGGTCTGGAATAAGGATATTAAATTTGTTGATAATGCGGGGTGGGGTGAGTTTGGAGAAG